TGCTCACCTTTTGGAGCATTTCTTTCTAGAATTTCTCTAGCTTGTTTTAATGAATTTATACCGTTTGAATTTTGCATATAATTAATAATATAATAAATGGAGCAAGTTGGCTAGTCTTGAATTAAGCCAGAACGTTGAATTTACTACTCTTTTGGCTTATCGTCAATCGGTTTTTGTTTAGCAAACATCATGTTTAAACTACCATGAAATGCATGCGATCCGAAATGCGTTAACGGCGTTTGTGTATCCGCGTATATTTTACCACCAATATTAGTCCATAATCTACAGAAAGCAATGTCTTCACCTAGGTATCCGTTTTCAGGATCTTGAGCTGTTTCAAAAAATGTATACCAACCTTTTTCCATCGTCTCTACTTTGTTACCAACTAACTGTTTATTAACAGTCTTTCTCTCTGGATATTCTTTTGCAAGTTTTTCAAACACTTCTCTTTTAATCATCATAAATCCAGTAGGTCCTGCAGTGATTTCTGTAAAACCACCTTTATCTATTCTTACGTTATCTTTATCTGGAAAATGTACAATAAACTGTAATTGATAATCTTTACCATAACCTTTTACAGGATATGGAGTTAAACATACTGGTACATCTTTTTCTATTAATCTATAAATTGCTTCTGGTTCAAATCCAATGTCCGCGTCTATAAATAAAAAATGCGTGCATTCTGAATTTAGAAAATAAGCTACACAATTATTTCTTGCTTGAGTAACTAAAGCCATTCCTGATTGCATATGTATGGCTGATGATACGGCTAGTGTTGGATGAGGAGTTGATACAAATTTCAATAAACTATTTGCATAGTTAGTAGTAACTTGATGACCAAACGCTGGTGTTGCTATAAATAATTTAACTTGTTTTTTTTCTTCTGACATAATTTAAAAAGTTTATCCATTCTTGTATTCTGGTTTCCCATGAATAGTTTTTGTTATAGTATTTAATTTGCATTTCTAAATCATCCTTATATAAATTATTTTTATAATTGTCAATAACCGAGTTTAATGTTTCTGCATATCTTTCAATTAAATTCTGGCCACTAGAATCAAATTCAATCATCGTTGCAAATTCACCACAGGTCTCCGGCAACGCTCCGTAATTCGTTGTCACTACATGACAGCCCGCTGCCATTGCTTCAATAATTGCAAGGCATGATGTTTCTTCAAAGATAGAGGGATAGGCATAGATATGAGCTTTTTCTACAGCTCTTCTTATTTCACCATTAAAAGTATAACCATGATAATTAACATTTTTAGTATTTTTACATTTATCAAACAAATCAGTAAATTTATCTTTTTCATTTTCATCAAATGTTGATCCATATATTTTAGTAGATGAATAAATATCCACCTCAAAATCATCTCTAGTTTTATTTAAAATCTCAATGGCTTTTAATAAAATAATAAGTCCGCGCCATGGTGTAGATGTATATAAAAGTTTAATCTTATCTGATGTAATCATTAATGATTCTTTCTTTACTGGTTCAAATGCATGAGTAGCATTCTTAATTACAAAAGATTTGTATTCTGGAATTTTATAAACTTCTCTAAATCTATTGTATTGCCAATGACTAACATAGATAAAATAATCAATAGAATCTACAAATTTACGATCTTGCATTAACTTAACATTAGGTTGATCGTAGTTTAGATGTTGCCAAAGAATATTAATCTTATCTTCTTTAACAAGAGAGGGATGACAAATAGAACCAATTAAATTAATTCCATCAATAGATTGTTCTGGTAATTGAGCAATGAGTTGCTCCTTTAGAATCTCCGTTCCACCTTTAGGATTCATATGTATAGACTGCCTTTCTCTCACCTTTTTTAAATTCTTTAAAACCATTCTCTATCAGATATTTACCTATCTTGTCAATATCATGGGTGTCTATATCATCAAAAATGTAAAGACATTGTTTAGGTTTTCTTGCTATGAAGAATTCTACTTCTTTCATAACGGACTCTGTATCATGAGGTCCATCAAAATGAACAGTTTCATATTGCGTTAATAATATTTTATGTTCATCATAGATAGGATAACCATCTGCAAATCTTTTAAAAAATTCTGAATCTTCTAAATTAACAAAATTAAATTCTGGATATCCTTGAATTAATTTTGATACAGCTACTTGTTTCATATTGTTTGTATAATTTAATTTTCCACCTGGATCTGAATCTGCTGTTCTATAAAGAATGTTACCATAAGGATCTATTCCTAAATGTTTTAATTTTATATGAGGATGATATTTTCTATAAGCATTCATAATACAGGAACTACCCATACCAAGTCTTACTCCTATCTCAACACTAACTCCTATTGGATTTTTTAATAGTTTTATAGCATCATCAAAGAATTCATATTCTTTACTATCTCCTTCGTAGGATAATGTAAGGTTCATGTTTTGCTAAATAGAGGAATGGTAGGAACTATAATTTTAACGTCACGTCTAATATCTTTAGGATCAACAGTTTTATCAGCTTGCGCTTCTGCTTCATCCTTATAAATATATCCTGTCTTTAAATTTAAAATTGTGATCTCTGAATCACAAATTACTCTTATCTCTTCCATTAATTCGTTAACGATCCTCTGTTCACTTCCATTATTGATACAATACCTGTTATAGCAGTATTATTAACTAAAATCAAGAGTGCATCTCCTTCTTCTAAAACAACAGGTCCTTTACATAAATTTTCTGTTACATTAGATCCTAAACTAACATGACCTATTTCAGCTGTGCTTGTAGTAGATGAATCATACACAAAAACTTCTGCTGTATTAGTTCCTGATTGATTTGTTAATTGTATATTTTGAATAATGGCACGTGATGTTGCATTACAAGTATAAACAGTTGTTGAAGTTGTAACTGTTGGCTTTACTAAAATTCCTCTATAAATATTACTCATATTGAAAACCAGTTTTGCGCTTCAGCTATATCTTGCACATCTTGTGTAAAAGTATTATTTAATTGTAACACCATTTGCTCTAATGTTCTAATAATTTGATCCATCTGTTGTTGATTATATTCTATTGTAGCGTTTGCAAGTCTTGGTTGATCTAGTTTTGACATTATCTTAAACCATCCTGCTGGCCATCAATTCTCAATGTTCCGTATCTCCATTTAGTATCAACATCTGTACTTATAATTTTAATTGCAACCTGTCGCCCACGTGCGCGCATGTCAACTTTAGTTGTTGTTGAAAATACAACAGTGCTTGATGCAACAGTTTGAGTTGCGCCTGGATATTGTCTTACTAAAAATTGCATATTAAGACCACCTGATTGATCCTTAAAATCCGGAATGTATCGTTTAATAAACATTGAATGATCTCCATCTACAATGTCCACGTCTCCTGAAGTAATGAACGCGGTAATTGCAGAGGTATCATCATTCACTCCTTTTTCTTGATCATAAAGTGTTGATACTCCATCAGTTAAACCAATAACTGTAGGTTGAGCAAGAGTCGTTGAGTTTGGATAATATCTTGTAGCAAGTGGATTCGCAAATATATCTTTAGGAGCCCATGTTGTTCTAGCTAAAGTTCCAACAGTCCATAATCTTTCAAGATAATTATAAGTGACTACTCTATCAATTGCAGTAGAACCACTCGATGCATAAAACCAATTTACTTCTGCAAAATCTAAATTAACTCCAGCATAAATAATAGAATGTTCATCTTCATTTAAATCTTGAAATACATAATCTTGTACTGAACATGGAATTTCTTTTACAACCCCGTCGAACAGATAAAATGCTCCGTCTGACATCCAATAGACAACGTTTTCCGCTTCTACTGCTGAATGCGATGCTAATGTTCCGCAGTTCGTACCAATTTGTTTAAATGCAAATGTAAATGGTGGTCCTACAAACTGCATAGAATGAGCTGATGTATTAGTTAATATTAATATATCTCCTCTTGTTGGAACTGCTGTTACAATTCTATTTCCTGATGATAATCTTTGAAATCCAGCTGTGTTAGTTGCATTCGGTGTAAAGTCTGTAATAGATTCTTGTGAACCGAAGAGCACGGCCATTGGATCATAAGTATTTGTATTACCTGGTGTTGTTTGTGTACCAAAGAATATTACATGTCTATCTCTTGGAGATATTGTCATAAAATTAGATTGTGTTGGAGCATTTGCTAATAAAGTAGCTCTAGTATTTCTTGGACTAATAAATGCAGAGGTATCAAAAAAGAAAGTTTTACCACCAACAATTGTAGCTAATATATCTTCACCAAAGTTATCTATTTGCCAGATTCTTGGATTAGCAGTAATAACTCCTGTCGGTCTTGCTGTATTCCAAGTAGAAAATCCCCATGCTGCTGCACCCCATCCATTACCAATAACTGTAGCATCTGTTCCTATATTTATTTGAAATGCTGCACCTGATGCCGATCCAGAAGTAGTAACTGCTCCTGGTGTTGCAATACTAGCTACATTTATTTTAAAATTATTAGCATCAGTAATTGTTTGAATTTCAAATTCTTGACTCATATTAGTGTTAGTAATATTTACTACACTAACTCCAGTAACTCCTGAAAATGTAACAAAGTCTCCAGCGATTGCACCATTAGATGTTGCAAGAACGTTTACAATGGTTGTAGCTGATGTGAATGTAAATACTGCTGGAATAGTTGTAGATAGAGGTGTGATGTCATAAAAGTTGTTATCGTAATAAGTATATAGTTTTCTATCTGTACCAATGATTGCTAATGAGTCTCCAGCTAAATCTGTATATGTATGAATATCTCTTGCAGCACCAATTAAATTAGTACCAACGGCAGGTTGCCATCCACCTATCTTTTCAGGAACTCCGTATCTAAAACGGACCATATCACAATCAACCCAACCACCTTCTGCTCCGTATTGAGTATTTTGTTTATCTATTCCTGGTTTAAATTGTAGTTTATTAATTGGCATAAAACCCCTAGTAAATAGGTTTTATATCACTTTTTAAACCAAGCGGGAAGTCCTAAATGAGGTCTACGATCGTATATATTTTCTTTAGATCCTTTAGTTTCTATATTATTGTAATGTAAGAATACTTGACCACAGTCATCAAAAGATAATTTATCTCTCCAATGTTCTAATTCATTTCCTCTATAAACTAACATATCACCAGGTTGTAACATTACTTTAACACCTTTAGATTTTGATGCTTTGTAATTACCTGTCTTTTCATCTACACCACCTAATGATGCATCTGGTTCTAAATATATTGGCCAACAACCACCACCTAAATGCATAGTTGTAGAAATCTCACATGAAAATCTATCTTTATGTTTATGTAAGACATCTCCTTTTTTATAAATCCTAGCATAAGAATAATTGGGGTTTAATTTAAGAGATGTCTGTTTTTCCATTACTGGAAGTAATTTGACAAGTAATGTTTCCATTACAATGTCAGAATAATGTGAATAGGTATCTGGAACTTGTTGATCATTCCATACACCAAAGTATTCAGTAAATTGTGAAATATATTTATTATCAAACATCGTGCGCGCGACCTGCTTCTTCATCATGAAATAATCATAACAAAACTTTGCAAGATCCTCGGATATCGCTTCTTTAATAACTACATACTTATCTGTTTTAAAACTCATATTTTCTCCTTTTTGTTTTCTGCTTTAGTTTGTACTCTTACTGTATCAGTAATCATTTTTCTTACAGCTTGTAGATTAAAATGAATAAATCTAAATGGCTCTACACCATCATCTACTGTATATTGATGTTCCATATAAGCTGGGAAGAATAACATTGTTCCTGGTTTCGGCTTATAATGAATTTTATCAGTTCCTAAAGTTATTTCAGTTTCATTCTTTAATGGTAATTGTGTCATGAGCTTACCTGGTCGTGGATCGTGGAAATGAATTAGAGCATTGGAGAGATAAATTATCTTTTGATGACTGTGGTCAAGTATTCTTACATTACAATAATATAGAAACTAAAGGATCTAAAGAAAATATATACGATCGT